TCTTTATCTTTTGTTTTGGATGTTAAAGCTGTCCATAGTACACTTTTATATTGTATATGGCTAGGCATATGTGTAGGAATTTCTGAAGATAACCAGTTCCTATAAACGCCTTTAGGTGCTATAATTAACGCCGCATTTATTTTACCTTTGTCATATAGTATAGCTATATTATCAATAAGAACTTTAGATTTTCCAGTTCCCATTTCCATAAAATAAGCATACTCTTCTTTATCCCAAGACTTTTCTAAAGCAACTAATTGATGCTCATACGGCTTGGTTTTAAATCTATAATCTCTAACCATAAATAATTAAATTCTTTCTATTGACTTATTAAATAAAGATCATTATATGATTTGTCAAGAGAGAAATAATAGAATGAAAAATAAAATATTTGAATTATATAAAGACAAAAGTCTAACAGAGTTTCTAGAGTTCATTAAGGAAAATCCTAATGAAAATTTTGTGTATGTATTACAACATCCACCAGCTAACATAAATATATTAAGCGCATCTAATTTTGGATATTTAGTTATATGTCTTGCGTACTTTGATCAAGTTGCATTTAATGCAGCACCTTTCGTATTTAAGATGCGAAAGAACTTGAAAGATTTTAGGAAGCAAGATTATATATTGCTTACAGGAGATCCGGCGGTCATTGGTATTTCCTGTGCTATAGCAAGTGACATAACCAATGGCCAATTTAAGCTCTTGAAATGGGATCGTAGAGAGTTTAAATATTACCCAATAGAATTCGATCTCTATCAGAAAGGATAACAACAATGAGGAACACAATGAGTGATGATGTAAAGAGTATGATGCTAGAAGATTCAACAGATCTTTTAGATAATGTGGAAGTAACTACGATAGCAGCAGAATGTCAAAAACTAAAAAGTTTACAAGATGATATTGAGCGTGCTGAAGAACACGTAGATAATTTAAAAAAAATGGCTGACGATATTAGTTCAAGAGTGATACCCGAACTGCTTGCAGAACAAGGTTTAACTTCTTTGAAACTTGCTGATGGATCATCTGTAACTGTAAAAAGAGAATACAGATGTACTCTCCCTAAAGAAGATGAGAGAAGACAATCAGCGTATAACTGGCTTCGTGAAAACGGTCTAGGTGACATTATTAAAAATAATGTAATTGTGACCTTTGGTCGTGGCGAAGATGACAAGGCACAACGTTTGTTGGACCTTGCAGCGTCAAATGGTTTTGAACCAAATCAGAAATCTGATGTGGCTTGGAACACTTTGACAGCTTTATTTCAGGAGCGTGTCGAGTCCGGGCTCGACATGCCTTCTGATGTCTTTAGTACTTGGATTAAAGACACAACAAAAATAACCCGTAAATAATGGAGAAACGATGATGGCTAATGAAGCAATGGTAAAAAAACCGTTGACTAATGGTTCTGTCGCTTTGTTTGGAGATGATCTAGACAAAGGTTTTGAAAACATGACGCAACAAGATCTTGCGTTACCTTTCATAAGAATACTTGGTCAACTATCACCACAGGTAACTGAAGGTGATTCTAAATATGTTACAGGCGCTAAACCTGGAAACATATACAATACAGTTACGAATGAACTGTATGATGGTAAAAAAGGAATTAAAGTTATTCCTTGTTACTATAAGAAAGACTATCCAGAATGGTCTGATAGAGGAGAAGGATCTGCAGCTCCGGTTGCATTACATGCTCCCAACAGTCCAGTGATAGCTACAGGTAAGAGAGAAGGATCTAAAATTAGATTACCAAATGGTAACTATTTAGAAGAGACTGCATCTTACTATGTAATGGTAGAAACTAAAGCAGGTGGTTATACCCCAGCTTTAATTACCATGAAGTCAACTCAACTCAATGTGAGCAAGAAGTGGAACGCAATGATGAAAACTGTTCAGATCTCTGACGGTAAAGGCGGATTTGCAGTTCCTCCAATGCATGGTGTTGTATACAACTTATCATCTAACTTACAAAAAAATGATAAAGGTAGTTGGTATGGTTGGGTAGTAACACAAGATCGAATTTTAGAAACCAAAGATAAATCTTTGTACTTGAGTGCAAAAGGTTTTTCTGGTGACGTAAAAAAAGGATCGGTGCAAACAAGAGCTGATGTAGAAGAGAAGATAACAGAGAACGTACCGTTCTAGGTTAATTAAGAAACGGGGCTCGGTAATACGGGCCCCAAAACATATGGCAGTTTATGAAAGAAAAATTTAAAGAAATATTTACTGGCTTTAAAACAGCTTATGGTCAGTATCAAAAAGGTGAGCGCGGAGAAAATGGAAAGCAAAAAGGAAAAGCATTTATTGTTAGAAAAGAAGTTGTTGATAAACTATGGGAAGATCATCTTAATGGTGTTGATCCTGCTCTTGGTATTATTCCTATTAATGAAGATAACAACTGTAAGTGGGGTTGTATTGATGTTGATCAGTATAATCTTAATCATGCTCAATTAATTAAAAAGATAAGAGATTTAAAACTTCCACTTATAGTATTTAGATCAAAGTCTGGTGGAGCACATATATTTTTATTTACTAAAGAATTCATAACTGCATCATTGATGCAGTCTACACTTAAAAAGATTTCAGATGCATTAGGATATCAAGGAGTTGAGATATTCCCTAAACAAACTGAAATACTTGTGGAACGTGGGGACACAGGTAATTTTTTAAATCTACCCTACCATAACCAAACCAAAGGATTAAGATATGCGTTCGACGATAATGGCTCCGCTGTATCACTTGAGGAATTTTATAAGCTCTATGATATTTATGCTTGCAGCAGGGAAGAAGTTGAGAAGATTCAAATCAAAGAAGAGAAGATAGAAGAAGCATTTAAAGATGGGCCTCCATGTTTAAATAGATTAGCTCGCGACGGCTTTGGCGAAGGATCTAGGAATAATGCATTGTTTAATATCGCCATATATTTTAAACAATCTGATCCAGATTTTTGGCAAGATAAAGTCGTTGCGGCTAACTTAAATTACATGAATCCACCATTACCTAATAGTGAAGTACAACAGTTATTAAAATCAATTGGTAGAAAAGGTTATGACAAATACAGATGTAAACTTCCACCTATTGTAGATGTTTGTAATGCATCATTGTGTAGAACTAAAAAGTTTGGTGTAGGTTTAGATGAAGAGAGTATGCCTTCTTTAAATAACTTAATAAAATATAATTCTAATCCACCACAGTACTTTTTAAATGTAGGAGAAGGAGATGAGGAAAAAAGAATAGAATTAAAAACAGAACATTTAGCAAATCCAGTTATGTTCTCTATTGCAATACTTGAAAAAGCAGATCTTGTTATACCTAAACTTAAAGATAAAGATTGGAGAGAGTTTTATTTAAAACCATTAATAGATAAAATGCAAACAGTAGAACCTTTAGAATCGTTAGATCCAATGAATCAGATAACATCTTTATTACAAGATTGGACTACAAATAGACAGAATGCAAGAACGATGGATGATATATTTAATAAACTTCCATACACAGATGACAGAAGAGAATTTACATACTTTAGAATGGAAGACTTTTTTAATTTCTGCAAAAAGAATCATTGGGAAATGGATAAGGCAAAGACAGGTAACTTATTAAAACAATTGAAAACTATATTTATAGAAGAAGTTAGAATGAAGATTAAAGGTCAAGAACCTAGATTAGTTAAGATTAAAACAATGAAGAAGATAGACACAACAATATCACAAGTTAAATATCACGAGGAACATTTTTAATGAGAACAATAATATTAGGACCACCAGGAACAGGAAAGACTACAACATTATTAAACTTGGTTGATGAATTTATAAAAAGTGGAACACGACCACAGGAGATAGGTTATTTTTCTTTTACAAAGAAAGCAGCAAGAGAAGCAGCAACAAGAGCTTCTGAAAAATTTGGATTAAGTATAGAACATGATTTAATATATTTTAAAACACTTCATTCTTTAGCATTTAAAATGTTAAGTATGACTAAAGATAGAATGATGAGCCCAGAAGATTACAAAGAGTTTGGGATTAAATGCAATATACCAATAAAGACTGCATCTTATTCTGATGAGAATGGTATCTTCAATTCAGATAATGAATACTTAACTATCATTAATACAGCTAGAATTAAAAAAATAGATCTAATGGATTGTTATGATTTAAGAAACAATTTATTAGATATAGAAAGAGATACTTTATTTTTGTTAGATCAAGAATTAAAAAGATATAAGAAAGAAAAAGGATTAAAAGATTATACTGATTTAATAGAAGAGTTTGTTGAGAGAGATTTATCACCAAAGTTTAAAGTATTATTCATAGATGAAGCACAAGATTTATCACATTTACAGTGGGAAATGGTCAAATCTATATGGAAAAACGCAGAAAAAACATACATTGCAGGGGATGATGATCAAGCTATATTTAAATGGGCTGGGGCCGATGTAGATCACTTTATAGCGATGAAAGATGAGGTGGACGAGATTAAGATACTTAATCAATCTTATCGTATTCCTGGTGGTCCTATACATGAATTATCACAAAGAATTATATCAAGAATTAAGAATAGATATGAAAAAGACTATAAACCACGTGAAGAAACAGGCATTTTAAAATATCATACAGATATTACACAGTTGGATATGTCTAAAGGAGAATGGACAGTTCTTGCATCAGCTAATTATTTTTTAGATGGTGTAAAAGAATTATGTGAATTACAGGGTTGGTACTATCAATACAAAGGATTTAACTCTATTAAATTAGAATTATTAGTGGCTTTAAGTAATTGGGAAGATTTTAGAAATGGTATGCCTTTAAATTATTTACAAATTAAAAATATATACAAATATCTTGGAGCTTATGTTGCACCACAATATAGAGATGCTAAAACATTAAAAGTTGAAGAAAGTTATTTAATAAATGATTGTATGCAAAAACATGGTTTACTTACAAATGAAGTATGGTATAAGTCATTTGAAGGTGTTGATACAATTACAGAAAATTATATTCGTAATATGAGAGCAAATGGTGAGAAGATAAATAAAACTCCTAGAATTCTTATGTCTACAATCCACTCATTCAAAGGTGGTGAAAGAGATAATATTTGTATTCTAACAGATTTAACAGCAGCAGCTATAAGACAAAATGAATATGATCCAGATGAATTACACAGATTATATTATACTGCTTGCACAAGAGCTAAAAAAGAACTTCACATAATAGAACCAAGAGATTTCAACAAGGCATATTTGATATGATGTTACAGAATGGGATAGAGAGAAGGCATTTGGGGAGAGTGGTAGCTTCTTGCATCGGCAAAGTTGGTTCAGGTCTTTCGATTCCCATGTTTTTTTTACCTGTTAAACCAACAACTACCACAATAAAAATATGAGCAATAAAACATTCTTTAGACAAGTAGGTGGTAAACATTATAAACAAATGGTAATACAACCATCTGTATTTATTAATGAAAACAATTTACCTTTTGCAGAAGGCAATGCAATTAAATACATTTGTCGTCATAGATTAAAAGGTAAGAAGGAAGATATATTAAAAGCAATTCATTATTTAGAAATGATTTTAGAAAGAGATTATAAAGATAAATGACACGAACCTTTCAACAACCTTTATTTGTTCCGGAAACGGAATGGGTAATGCCGGAAGAATTAAAAGATTTACGCGGTCATAAAGAAATAGCTGTGGATCTTGAAACATATGATCCTTATTTAACTGAACTTGGATCGGGGAACGTAATTAAAAATGGTAAGATAGTTGGTGTTGCTGTAGCTGTAGAAGGTTGGTCAGGTTATTATCCGTTTGGTCATCATCTTGGTGGTAATATGGATGAGAAATTAGTTTTAAATTGGTTACAAGATTTATTTAAACAAGATGCTACATTTATATTTCATAATGCAATTTATGATGTGTGTTGGTTAAGATCTTATGGAATAGAAATTAAAGGTAGAATTGTAGATACAATGATAGCTGCATCTTTAGTTAATGAAAATAGATTAAGTTATAGATTAGATACACTAGCAAAAGAATATTGTGGTTTAGGTAAAGATGAAAAAGTTTTAAACGAAGCAGCGAAAGAATATGGAATCAATCCTAAAAAAGATTTATGGAAACTTCCATCTATGTTTGTTGGCCAGTACGCAGAAAGAGATGCAGAAGCTACATTAAAACTTTGGCAACGTATGAAAATAGAATTAGAAAATGAACAAGCATGGGATGTTTTTAATTTAGAAACAAAATTATTTCCTTGCCTTGTAGACATGAGATTCAAAGGAGTAAGAGTTGATTTAGAAAAAGCAGAAAAAATTAAGAATAAATTAGTAGAAGAAGAAAAGAAATTATTGTTAAAAATCAATAAGTTAACAGGAGTTAATGTAGAATTATGGGCCGCAGCATCTATTGCAAAGGCATTTGATGTACTTAAACTTCCATATGATAAAACAGAAAAAACAGGAGCTCCAAGTTTTACAAGAAACTTTTTAGCAAATCATCCTCATGAACTTGCACAATCAATTGCAAACGCAAGAGAGATAAATAAAGCGCACACAACTTTTATAGATACAATTACAAAACATTCTTTCAAAGGTAGAATACATGCCGAGATAAATCAAATACGATCTGATGATGGTGGAACTGTTACTGGAAGATTTTCAATGTCTAATCCAAACCTACAACAGATTCCGGTAAGACATAAAGAATTAGGTCCATTGATTAGATCTATATTTATTCCAGAAGAAAATTGTAAATGGGGAGTATTTGATTATTCACAACAAGAACCAAGAATACTAGTTCATTACGCAATCCTACAAAATTTAGAAGGTGTTGATGAAATTGCAAAAGCATATGAATCAGGAGAAGCAGACTTTCATGCAAGTGTTGCAAAGATGGCAGGGATTGAAAGATCGCAAGCAAAAACAATTAATCTTGGATTAATGTATGGTATGGGTAAAAATAAATTAATGGCTGAACTAGGTTTAATGAAAGATGATGCTGAAAAATTAATTAGACAATATCACACTAAAGCTCCTTTTGTTAAAAAGAGTATGGATAATACAACAAGGAAAGCAGAGAGAGATGGAAGAATTAGAACACTAGGTGGTAGAATTTGTAGATTTGATCTTTGGCAACCAATTGAATTTGGTGTCAATACTCCACTTCCACTTGAACAAGCTAAAAAGAAATATGGAGATTTTTTAAAAAGAGCATTTACTTATAAAGCTTTAAACAAATTAATACAGGGATCTGCTGCAGATATGACTAAAAAATCTATGGTAGCTTTGTATGAAAATGGAATTATACCACATATGCAAATACATGACGAAGTAGATATATCTGTTGATTCTGAAGAAACAAAGAATAAAATAATAGAAATTATGGAAAATGCAGTTAAATTAAAAATACCAAATAAAGTAGATTGTGAACTAGGAGATAATTGGGGTGATATTAAATAATATACAATGTCTTATTTAAATGCTAATATACCACCGATTTATTGTAAAATAAGGAGAGAGTATTTATATGACTTACGAAAACATCATGGCGAAACTGAAGATTGTGTGGTCATTGGTATTGCAAGTATTCCAGGGCGTGCGATCTTATTTCATGCTTTACTTACGAATGGTGCAATATATTGGCGGCTTCCTATCTCTGCTTTTATTCAAGGAGGAAGCAGCGGTACTGTGCATCAAGGACAAATGGAACATCCAGATCTCGAAGATC